TCAGCCGACGGCGCGGGGACGGAACAGGCGACGGTCGATGGCCTGCCGCGCGCGGTCGTGCGAGTCCGGGAGCAGGTGGCTGTAGACCCGCAGCGTGAACGCTGGGTTGGCGTGCCCGAGGTACTCGGCTAGCTCCCGGATCGACACGCCGTCGGCGAGCATCACGCTTGCGTAGTAGTGCCGCAGCTGATGCGTGCCTTGCCTTCCGGTCGTTACATACTTGCGCCGGCCGCGGTTATCCTTCGCGGGGTTCGGGATCACCTTCGCGGCGACCAGGGCTGGCTTCCAAGCGGTCTCGGAGTAGGCGCGGGCTTTCAGGTGGCCGCCGTCGCGCCACCGGAACAGCACACGGTGGGTGCGGAGTTCGCCGCCTGGCTTCTCCCATGGCAACGTGAGCGGTTCTGGCGGGAACCTGTCGATGTGCGCTCGAAGGCCGGCGGCGATCGAGGGCGGCATCGGCACCTCGCGCGTCCGGTCGTTCTTCGGCAGCGCGAACACGTAGTCCTTGCCGAGCTTCTTGATCTGGCGCCGGACGTAGAGCACGCCGCGTTCCTCGTCGATGTCGTCCTCCGCGACCGCGAACGCTTCGGCTTCACGGTGGCCGCAGCCGGCCGCCATGGTTGGCAACATCCGCAGGTACTCGGGGTGCGCGTCGATCAGGGCGAACACAGTCTCGTCCGCCCACGCCACGACCGGCTCGCCTGAGCCGCCGTCTCCGGACTGGACCTTCTTCACGATCGGAGCCTTCGCGGGGTTCTTCTTGATCAGCTCATCGCCGTCCGGACCAGCCAGATCAAGCACGCCGACGATGATGCGCCGCGCCGCCGCCACGGTGGACGGGCCGTGCGTCTCGCCGAGCTTCGTCTGAAACGCCTGAATTTCCGAGGGCTTGATCGCCTTCACCGGGCGCTTGGCCAAGACCGGCTCAACGTGACGCCGGTAGACCCCCTGGTCGTGCATCATGGTCGACGGGTCGACCTTGCGGACGCTGAACCAGCGCTTCGCGATGCTGTCGAACAGTTCCCGGCCGGCCTTCGGGTCGACGTACTCGCCGCGATCGCGGTCCGCCTCCATCTTCTGCCAGTACTTCGTGGCCGGCGTCTTGTTCGTGAACGCCTTCGTCTTCGGCTGCTCGTCGGGATCGAGCCAGCAGGCAAGCCAGCGCTTCCCCGTGCCCCACCGCTTGTTCGGGACCCGCGTCACCTTGCCGTCGGGCTGCGTCTCCGGGCGCGTCCATAGATCCTTCGTGTAGCCCATTATGTGTAGCCTTTTAGCTTTGCTTCGGTCGACGCAATCATTGAAATCGTTGCTTCGCGTTCAAATGCGGCGTGTTGAGCGCGCGCTCGGGCCATTGCAACACTTTCTTGCAGTGCTGCTAATTTCTCGGAAGGCGTGTCAGCAAGTGATTCTTCCTCTTTTAGTCTGTGGGCGGCGACTTCGTAATCGAGCCGTGCTGAGGCTGCGTCCATTTCAGCTGCTTCCAAAGCCAGCATGAGCTGCCTTAGTTCCGTTCGCAGCTTTGCCTGCTCCTCCAGTTGGTTTAGGTGATGCTGCACATCGGCCCGCCTCGCGGTCAGCGTGGCTAGCTCTCTCGAAATAAACTCCAGATGCTTTCGCGCCTCTTTTATCTGTTCCGTTAATTCTGGTTGCGGTCGCATCATGTCTTCGAGGCTAGATCCTAATGCGTCTGAGATCGCTGCAGCTTCGCCCAGTCGAATTGCGCGTGACCCGCTTTCCCTTGATGCGGCCTTTTCGATTCGCGTGATAGCGGTTCCGTCAATATTGATGCCGTAGTCGCGGAGGCTGCGGGCCAGCGCGGTCTGCGATATCCCGCGCTCCTCGCGTACCTCGCGCACCCGGGCGGCGAAGGCCGCTTCGGTCTCTCGCGCTTGACGAGGGCGTCGCTTCGGTGCGGCGCGATCGTGATGGTCCTCGTTCGGGGTCACCGGTCACTCTCCGTTGGCTCGCGTTGGTCCTGCAGTTTTCGCAGCGTACCGCTTGACACGCAGGAGTCAACGCCCGATAGTGAGTGCCAACGCTGTAATTACTGCAGATGGCTGAGAGGATCGCAGCGAATGAGCCAGAGACCATCACCCAGGGGCGGAACCGAGGCGCACCCCAGGGACCGTCCGGAGTACCTGGTGACCGAGGAGCTGGCGGCCCGCTTCCGGACCGCAGACTCCACGATCAGGTACTGGCGGATGATCGGATACGGCCCCCGGGGTGTGAAGGTCGGACGCCGCGTCCTTTACTCGCTCGCCGAGGTCGAGAAGTTCGAGGCTGAGCTCGCCGCTTCGAGCGAGACAGCGTGATCGCGATGACCACCAACCAGATGGAGGACCGCCCGGTTCAGCTTGCCGGCACGACCGGGCGGCCCGTGACGACGAACACCCTGGAGATCAGCATGTACGTCGATTGCCAGTTTGACACATTGACACACGAACGGCCGAACGCCGCCACGTTCCTGGTGGCCCCTGAGCTCGGCTTGGCCGCGAGGCTGCGCCGCGTGCGGAACCGCGCCGAGATGCTGCTCTTGCCGCCGTCGCCGAAGTTCATGCGGTCGTTCGACCGTCTGATGGCGACGTTCCCGGTTGCGGAGCTGGCCGCCGCTGCTCGGCGGCCGCGCCGGTGGTGCCGTGGCAGGTGGCAGCGCGCTCTGGATGCCGCCGTCGTGGACCATCTCGCGTCGCGGCTGTTGGAGGAGTCCGGCGTCCTGCCGGATTGGGCGGAGCGGGACCGTCGACTGCGGCGTGCTGCGGAGCGCCTGCGTGGTCGAGCACGCCGTCAGCTGGAGTTCCTGGCTGCGCTGCCGGACGGCGACGAGGACGGTGGCCGGTGAACGAGCCCATCCCGGTCTACACGACCTCGCGCTTGCGCGTAGTCGTCACAGCTTATCTCGCGCAGGTGCGCGCCGGCCGGATCACGTTGGACGAGGCGGAGGCGCGCGTGGTCGCCGCGTTCGACTCGCTGGAGCGGCAGCGGGCCGCTGCCGCGCTGCTGCGCGACCAGGAGGTCACCGGCAACCGCGAGGGCAAGGTGGCGGCTGACCCGGCCATCACCTCCGCCCGCGCGGCCCGGTCCGTCCAGCCCCGCACCGGCACGCAGCGCGCGGCGATCCTGCAGTACGTCGTCGAGGCGCCCAACGGCGTCACCGACTTCGAGATCAGCCGCGACATGCGGATCTTGCCGAACTCGGTGCGGCCGCGAAGGAACGAACTCGCTGACGGCGGCTACGTCGTCGACTCCGGTCAGACCCGGCAGCACCGCGGCTCGTCGTGGGCGGTCTGGGTCGCGACCGACGAAGCCCGGGCCTGGTACGGCCGTTAGACAGGAGCAGCCGCATGACCACCTTCAACGACGCCGACGGTGTTACCGCGGCGGACGTGATCACCATCGGCGACATTCTCTTCGGTCTCGGCCGTGTCGCCGGGAAGCTCGACGCTGCCAGCCGGGGACTCGACCGGGACCGGCCGCGCACCAGCGTGGTGCCGGTCGGTGCGCCCGACCGGGGCGAACTGTGGGCACGGCTCCGGCTCGCGGAATCCCTGCTGCGGCAACGGCCCTGGACGCCGGACCTTGCGCCGATCCTCCTCGCCGTCATCGACGGCGAGACCAACCCGAAGGACACCACCGTTAGGAACATCGGCGTGCGCGGCATCATTCAGAGCGAACTCGACTCGATCCCGTTCGCCGCTCGCACCCAGCTGCAGGTGATCAACCAATACCACCGGATGTTCCCGTTGCTGCGCGCCTACGACGAGGTGGTTGCGGAGGCCGGGGCCGAGGGCATCGACCAGCGCGACGCTGCGAAGGCGGCGCTTGATGCGATCGGGCTGCCGCCGACCCACCAGGTGCAGGTCGACGCGGCCGTCGCCTACGTCGAGAAGCTCCGCGATGAGATGGACACGCAGTGGCCGTCGCCGGACATCTCCGGCGGCATGGGTGACTGAATCGTCCATTGTGGACAACGCGGCAGCGCTGGCGATCTCGGTCGCCGGCGCGGCCGCGGACGCGGAGCGCGAAGCCAAGATCTGCGCCGCGACTGACCCGATCTACGCCGAGATGATGGCGACGTATGCCGAGCTGGGTGAGCTGCTGGAGGCCAACCGGCACGTCACCCCGGCCACGGTTGCGTCGCTGCCGCCGGCCAACGTGCAGCAGTACGAAGACGAGTGCCGTGCCCTGGTGGATCGGCTGATCGAGCTGGAAAAGCCGATGCAGCTGGATCAGGCGCAGCGGTGGGCGCGCTGGTGCGCGCAGAACATGACAGGAGGTGCCCGTGCGAATCCGCAGCATTAGGCCGGAGTTCTGGCGTTCGGACGACATCAACCAGCTCTCGCGCGAGGTCCGGTTGCTGTTCATCGGCTTGTGGTCCTATGTGGACGACAACGGTGTCGGTGTGGACGACCACCGCCAGATCGCCGCGGACCTCTTCCCGCTTGACGACGACCCTCGCGAGGTGCGCGAGTTTGTTCGCGAGGGACTCGCGACACTTTCGCGAGTGTTGTTGCTGACCCGTTTTGAGCACGACTCCAGGTCGTACATCTTCATCCCAACTTGGGACAAGCACCAGAAGATCGACCGCCCGGGCAAACCTCGCTACCCGCGACCCGGCGAGCCCGCTGCCAGCGGAAACGTCGAGGCCCGGTCCGAAAAGGACTCCAATTCGCGACAGGATCGCGAGACCATCGCGACTGGAGAAGGGGAGAAGGGGAGAAGGGGAAAAGAAAAGACTTCGTCCAACCGGCGGTCGGACGGTGCGTCGGCCGACTCCAAGTTCGACGAGTTCTGGTCCGCCTACCCGCGTCGTGAAGCCAAGCGGGGCGCGCACACCAAGTTCGCCAAGGCCGTCAAGGACGGCACCCCGGCGGAGGAGATCATCGCCGGGGCCAAGCGCTACGCCGCCTACCTGGCCAGGGTCGGCCGCGAACGCGAGAAGATCAAGATCCCGACCACGTGGCTCAACAACGGCTGCTGGGACGACGAACTCGGCGGCGAGCAGGCTGCACCAGTCGCCGGAACCGACCCAGTTGCGTGGCTGCGCGGCCTCTGGCAGGCCGCCGACGTGGCACCGATCGAGCGCGCCACGCACCTGCGCTACGAACGTCCCGACCTCCCTGTCGGGATCGACGGCAAGCAGGCGGTCGCCGACTTCTTCCGCGACCACCGCCGGGCCTGGATCGACCAGCACCGCCCCGAAATCCTCGCCCAGCTCACCAAGGACGCCGCATGACGACCACCGACGACCGGTCCGTGCCTGCCGCGAACCTCGCGCAGGAAGCCCTCGACCAGCTCAACCCCGCAGCCGAAGAGAACTACCTCGTGTCCCTGCTCCTCACCCTCACCACGCGGAACCTGCGCGATGACGCGCTCGAGCAGATCGCCCCGGACGACTTCGCGAACCCGCACCTTGGCGGTCTCTGGGAGAGCGCCCGCACGCTGCAGGCCGCCGGGAAGAAGATCGACCGGCGCAGCCTCGCCGCCGCCAGCCGCTCCGACCTCGCGGAGCGTCTCCTCGCGCGGTTCACCAGCGTCGTCCCCGACCCGAAGGACTTCCCGCACGCGCTCGCCGAGGTGCAGCGCTGCGCCGGGATCCGCCGCCTCGTGCTCGCCACGATCCGCGTGCAGCAGCGCGCCATGACCGCCGACTCCGGGTCCGAAGCGCTCGCCTTCGCGCACGAGGAACTGGCCAAAGTGGACGCCGGGACCGCGGTGAGCAAGCACACCTACACCTTCCGCCACTTGCTGACCCGGCTCGACGCCGAGCTGCGCACCCCGGAGTCCTACCGGATCATCACGACCCCCTGGGCCGAGGTGAACGAGAGGATCTCGGGCGGCTTCCATGCCGGCCGCCTGTACGTGATCGGGGCCCGCCCCGGCGAAGGCAAGTCCATCGCCGCCCACCAGGCCGCCGAACATGCCGCTGGGCACGGCCACCCCGCGATGATCTTCTCTGTCGAGATGGGCGGCGTCGAAGTCACCGGCCGCATCGTCGCCAACGGCGCCGAAATCGAGATGGGCGAGATCTCGCGCCGTGACCTGTCCAATCGCAGCTGGCAACTGTTCGAGGAGTACCGGGCCCGCGCACAGGACTACCCGCTCACGATCGACGACCGCCCCGACCTGACGCTGTCCTACATCGCCGCGAAGTGCCGTGAGCACAAGCGGCGGCACGGGCTCGATGTGGTCGTCGTCGACTACCTGCAGCTGCTCAGGGGCGAGCGGCACATCTCCCGCGAACAGCAGGTCGCCGGGATCTCCCGCGGCCTCAAACAGCTGTCCCGGGAACTCGACTGCGCGATGGTCGTGCCCGCCCAGCTCAACCGCAACCCGGCCGCGCGCGGCAAAGCGATGCTGTCGGACCTGCGCGAGTCCGGTGGTATCGAAGCCGACGCCGACGTGGTGATGCTGCTCGCTCGCCAGGTCGACGACAACGGCAACCCCAACGGCTACCTCGGGATCAACCTCGCCAAGAACCGGCACGGTCGCGTCGGCGACCTCGAACTCCCGTGGCGTCCGCACTACTCCCGCATCGGATGAAGGGAACGATCATGCAGGAATCCATGCCCGGCCGCGTCACCAACGGCCGCGAGCACTACGACCAGCCCACCACTCGCAAGGAACTCGAACAGCGCCTAGTCAACGCCCGGCAAGACGAGGCCGCTGCACGGGAACAGGCTGAACGCAGCATCGACCCTGCTGCCAGCGAAGCCCACGCCAAGTACGTCGCCAAGCTGATCGACGAACTCGAACTGGTCCAAGCCCAGCGGAAGGCCGACCCGCCCAAATCCCGTGCATGGCACGACGCGAACCGGCTACTCGGCGGATGACGCGGCGCGCCGGTTGCCGCAACCTCCTTGCCGGTCCACTCGAGCCGCTACTATTGGGACGATCGTTCAGGTTGTTCTGGTAGGGGGTGACCATGTCCGAGATCGTCGAGCTTCTGGACTACGTCGTGCAGCGCGGATCGGTGACCGCGAAACCCGGCGCGGTCGGCACCAAGTCCGGGTTCGGATCCCGGCCGCCGATCGACCTGGACGCACTCGACTTGCGGGACCGGTTGACGGCCGCGGAGACGTGGGCGCGATGGGATCTCGACGACGCGACGGAGGCCGCCATGGCGCGGATCGAACGGCCGGCGCACGTGCCGCTCGGCCTGTGCCCGGAGTGCGACACGCCGGTGTGGTGCGAGTTCGATCGGGTCGCGGCGCAGTGCCCGCTGTGCGGCGGCTGGCTCAACCGCGCCGACTCCGTGGCCGCGGCCCGCGAATACGTCGAGCAGACGTGGCTGACGGCCGCCGAGATCGAGGAGGAGACCCGCACCTGGGGCAGCCCGGTGAAGGCCGCGAGGGTGCGGCAGTGGCGGCGTCGCGGCCGGATCGAGGCCGACGAGGACAGTCGCTATCGGCTGGCCGACGTGCTCGCGGTCCTCGACGAGATTGACAGGCACCTGTCAGCCGCTTAGTGTGACAACCCGAGGCGGAGCTGTCTCCGCCGAAACCCACCGGTCGACACGGTCCCGGTGGGTTTCTTCATGTCTCCGGTCGAGCACGGCGCGCGCCACCTACCTCGCGCGTCGCGCTCCCCGGACCAGCAACACCGGCAGGGGGTGGCTGTCGTGGCGAATCCCGGCCAGTCTCGCGGCAACCGCGCCGAGCTGGCGGAGAAGCGCGCCGAGGCGTACCGGCTGAAGCTCCGCGGTCTGTCCGACCGCGCGGTGGGCGCGCAGCTCGGCGTGAGCCACACGTCTGTGCAGAACTGGATCAAGCAGGAAGCCGACGAACGGGTGCTGCCGCTCGCCGACGAATACCGGAAGGTCCAGCTCGAACGGCTCGGCGAGATGCGGCAGGCCGCGCTGCTGGTGCTGGAGCGTTTCCACTACACGGTCTCGCAGGGCCGGGTGATGAACGATCTCGACGGCCTGCCGATCGAGGACGACGCGCCGCAGCTCGCGGCGATCGACCGGCTGCTGCGCATCGAGGAACGCATCGCGAGGCTGCTGGGCCTGGACGCCCCGACCCGCGCCGAGGTCGAGGCGCGCGTGGACTCCCGGCCGGCGGAGCTGCTCGCGAAGGTCGAGGCCGCGCGCGCCGCGGTCGCCGCACAGGAAACCGCGCTGCGAGACGGCGATGAGTGAGGCGGCCAGCAAGGCCAGTCCGCACGGCGCGACGCCGGACCACCTGAAGGACTACTGGGTGCACGGCGAGGGCGCGGCGAAGATCGGCTGGGGTGCGCCGGACGACTACTACCGCTGCGTCCTCGAACTCGGCAAGTACGTCAGCCCCGGCGAGGTGCACGGCCAATGCGAGAACCTGCACGAACTCGCGACCGGCATGAGCACCGCGGAGCACGCGGAAGCGTTGGGCGGCAAGGACAAACACCCGTCAACCCCGGGTGAGCACGTGGCAGCCAAGTTGAAGTGAGGAAGACCTGATGGCGCACAAGTTCCGGCCCGGTGACCGGGTGATCGTGCCGAGCGGCGAGCTCGGCACCGTCCTGCAGGAAGACACCACGTCCGGCTACTCCGTCTACCGCGTCAGCGTGCACGACGGTCAGTTGGCGCTCGTGCCCGAGGACGAACTGGCCGCCTACAGCGGCGAACCCGAGGCTCCCGCGCCGGCCCCCGAGCCGGTTCCCGAACCGGAACCGCTGGGCACGACGGCGTTCCCGCCCGCGCCGGACTGGCCCGCACCCACCGCCTGACCTGATCCCTGAGGAGGTGCGCGTTGCGTCTCTTCGGCTGGCAGGGCGACACCCAGGGCTGCGGCTACTACCGCATCGCCCTGCCCTTCGACGCGCTCGCCGCGCGCGGCCACGACGCCGCCTACAGCACGCGGATGCCGGACGCGGTGCGGGACGGCGGGGTGGACGTGGTCGTCGGGCAGAGGGTGTGCGAGCCCGGCCCGTCCGGGATCTGGCAGCGCCTCGCGGCCGCCGGCCACACGAAGCTGGTGTTCGAGCTCGACGACGACCTGTGGAACATCGACCCGTCGAACCGTTCGTCCCACGCGTTCTACGACGCGGACCGACAGCGACGCCTGATCGAGAACATCCGGGTGGCGGACGCGGTCACGGTGACGACCGAGCCGCTGGCTGAGGTCGTTTCCGCGTGGAACCCGGTCGTGCACGTGGTGCCGAACCAGATCCCCGGGTGGCTGCTCGACCACGAACGCCCGGTCACCGAGTCGGTGACGATCGGGTGGCGCGGCGGACCGTCGCACTCCCGCGACTTCGGCGAACTGGCCAAGCCGCTGCGCCGGTTCCTGCAGCACCCGTGCAACCGCGACCGCGTCGAGTTCCACGCGATGGGCGCGGACTACACACCGCGCGTCGCCAGCAACCGCGGCCGTACACGGCACACCGGGTGGACACCCGAACCGGAACGGTTCCTGCGCGGCGTCGACTTCGACCTGGGCGTGATCCCGTTGCGCCCCAGCGTGTTCAACGACTCGAAGTCCGAGCTGGCGTTGCTGGAGCTTGCCGCACTCGGCATCCCCGCGATCGTGTCGGACACCGGCCCGTACCGGCGCGCAGTCGACTCGGGCGCGCCGGCCCGGCGGGCGAGCCTGCCGAGTTGCTGGACGGCGGCGCTGACCGACCTCGTCGGCGACGCCGAGGCCCGGGTGCAGCTCGGCAAGGAAGCCCGCGAATGGGCCGCCGGCCGCACGGTCGAGGCCAACGTGTCGCGGTGGGAGGAGGCATACCGGTGAAAACCATGTGGCATCACCACCCGCACGTCCGGTCGGGCGACGAGCTGACGCTGGGGGAGCGCGCCGCCGACGCCGTCCGCAACGGCATGGGCAGCTGGGCGTTCATCTGGCTGCAGACCGCGTTCATCGTCGCCTGGGTCACGCTGAACGTCATCGGCATCGTTGCGCGGTGGGATCCGTTCCCGTTCATCCTGCTGAACCTCGCGTTCTCGGTGCAGGCCGCGTACGCGTCGCCGATCATCCTGCTGTCGCAGCGACGGGGCGACCAGAAGTCCAGCGAACTCGCACTGTCCACACACGACAACGGCGTGAAGCTGCTCGATCTGAACCAGCGGCAGCTGGAGATCCTCGAGCAGCTGCGCGAGATGCGCGAAACGCTGAAGGAACTCGCACCCGACCCCACGCCTGCTGCGGAGACGCCGAACGCCGGAACAGGGGGCTACTGCTGATGGCCACTGCCGTGATCGTGCCGTGGGGCACCGACAACGGCCCCCGCGAACGCGTGTGGACCGCCGTGCGGAAGCTGTGGGAGCAGACCGACTGCGACCTGATCGTCGCCGCTGACCCGCTGTTCGCCCAGCGAGGCAAGTTCTCCGTGAGCCGTGCGGTCAATCAGGCCGTCCGCCTGGCCCCGCCGGAGTACGACCGGTTCGTGATCTTCGGCGCGGACCAACTGCCGTGCGTGCGCACCGTCGAATGGGCAGCCGCCGAACTGGACAGCCAGCCCTGGACCCTGCTGTTCGACCGCGGCTTCGGCCTGTCCGAAGCGGACACGAACCGATGGCTGGAGGACGGCTACCGGATCGAACCGCCGTTCACCGAGCTGTTCTCCTCGCCGTGCGTCGGCCCGGTCGCGTTCACCCGCGCCACCTTCGAGAAGGTCGGCGGGTTCGACGAGCGCTACGAGGGCTGGGGCTACGAGGACGTGGACCTCTGGTACCGGCTGCAGCGCGACGTGCCACGCACCGCGGCGCAGAACTACCCGGGCACGCCGCTCGTGCAGTTCTGGCACCCGGTGACCCATCACGACCTGTCGCAGGCGAACCCGAACGTCCGACTGTTCGCCAAGACCTGGGGCTGATCGGCTGCCCGACGGAGCCGGGTAGAGCCCTCGGCGCAGGCTCGCGCACGGGCGGCGCGTGGAGGGCACCATGTTCGACCTGACCGCCTACCTGGCCGGGTTCGACCCGGACCTGCTCGCCGACGGCGAGGGCCGGCGGATCCTGACCCGGCTCGACCCGCTGCTGTTCGCGTTGACGTACCTGCCGCATCACTTGCGCGACGCGTCGACCCGCGGTCAGATCACCCTGTCGGAGTTCCACACGACGATCGTCGAGCACGCCACGACGTGGGCGCGGCCGTCCACACGGCCGCTGCAGGACCGCGACGCCTACGTCGCGCCGCGCGGCTGCGGCAAGTCGACATGGCTGTTTCTGATCCTTCCGCTGTGGGCCGCGGCGCACGGGCACCGGAAGTTCGCGGCCGCGTTCGCCGACAGCGGCGACCAGGCGCAGCGGCACCTGCAGTCGTTCAAGGGGGAGCTGCAGAACAACGAGCTGCTGCGCGCCGACTTCCCCGGCCTGTGCACGCCGGCGCGCAAACCCTCGGGCGGCGCGATCGCGGACAACCAGACGATGTACGTGTCGGAGTCCGGGTTCGTGTTCGGCGCGAAGGGCATCGACTCGTCCAGCCTCGGCATGAAGGTCGGCTCCGACCGACCGGACCTGATCATCCTGGACGACATCGAGCCGGACGAGTCGAACTATTCGCTGGCGCAGAAGACGAAACGGCTGACCACGTTGCTGGACGCGGTGCTGCCGCTGAACATCTACGCGCGCGTGGTGCTGGTCGGCACGGTGACGATGCCGGAGTCGATCGTGCACCAGCTGGTGCGGTCGGTCATTCAGCCCGACACCACCGAGCAGTGGGTGCGCGACACCCAGTTCCGTGCCCACTATTTCCCGGCGATCATGACGGACGACGAGACCGGGCAGGAACGCTCGCTGTGGCCGGCGAAGTGGCCGCTGGAGTTCCTGCAGTCCATCCGCCACACCCGCGACTACAAGAAGAACTACGCGAACGACCCGCTCGGGCTCGACGGCGAGTTCTTCACTGCGGACGACTTCGTGTACGGCGAGCTTCCGGCGATGTCGGCGTGTCTGCTGTCGATCGACCCGGCGGTGACGAGCAAGGAGAAGTCCGACTTCACCGCGGTCGCCGTGATCGGCGCGCAGCCGGCCCGGCACGAGGTGGTCGACGGGCGCATGGTCGAGGTCGAGCCGAAGAAGTGCGTGGTCCGCTACGCGCAGGCGCGCCGTGTCCAGGTCGGCGAGCCGTTGCGGCAGTGGGTGTTGGCGCTGCTGGCGGAGTTCCCGGAGATCTCCGGGATCCTGATCGAGGTCAACCAGGGCGGCCAGACCTGGACTTCGGTGCTGCACGACATGCCGGTGCGGATCGACACCCTGCACAACACGCTGCCGAAGGAAGTCCGCGCCGCCCGGCTTGCGACCCGATACCAGATGCGGCGCGTCCTGCACGCGAAGCCGCTCGATCAGGCCGAGGCGCAGCTGGTGTCGTTCCCGAAGGCCCCCAACGACGACCTGGTCGACGCGATCGGCAACGGCGTCGCTCGCTTCCTCGGCGACCCGAAACCGGTCGCTGACGCACGCCAGTACGCCTACTGAGAAAGGGGGGACCGGTGGCACTCGACCAGACCCCCACCACGGACCTGGGCAAGGGCTTGGAGGCGCTGCAGAAGGCGTGCCCGGGCTACGAGAAGGCGAACAACTACTACTGCGGTGCGCTGCCGGAGATCTTCGCGGACCTGCGGCTGCGCGCCGCGATCCAGCGCACCGGCCTGTCGCTGTCGCTGAACTTCAGCCACAACGTGGTCGACGCCGTCTCCGACCGGCTCGAACTCGTCTCCTACACGGCCTCGGACGATGTGCCGAACACGGTGCTTACCGAGATCTGGGACGACAACCAGCTCGGGCTGCAGGCACCGAACGCGATGCGCAAGGCCGGCATCTTCGGCGACGCCTATGTGCTCGTGTGGATCGCCGACGGCGCCGAGGACGAGCGGCGGGTGAAGATCCGCTACCAGGATCCGCGGACGGTGCGGGTCGTGTACGCCGACGATGACCCGCTGACCCCGGCGTATGCGATCAAGCGGTGGGACGAGGACTACGCGCATCCGCTGATGCACGCCACCCAGACCCGCCACTACGTCGACCTGTACTACGCCGACCGGATCGAGCACTACGAGTCTAAGCCGGGCGCGAAGGGCGACCGGGAAGAGGACTACATCCCTTCGACGGTCGCGGATTCCGACGGCGACAACGACGCGCCGCCGCACGGCCCGGTCGAGGACAACCCGTTCGGCGAGATCCCGATCAAGCATCTGCGCACCGGCGCGGACTGCTACGGCGAGCCCGAGCACGCGCAGGTGTACTCCGCGCAGGACGCGATCCACGAGGCCGTGCTGGACCTGGTGACCACGCTCGTCTACTCGGGACACCCGCAGCGGTGGCGACTGCTCGACGCCGGCGCGGACACCTCGCAGTCGACGGCGGGCGACGAGGCGTTCTACACCTATGCCCTGCAGTCGAGCGGGGACACCCGCCCGATCATGGGCGAGCCGAAGAGCCAGCTGAAGTCGTCGCCGGGATCGTTGTGGGAGCTAACGAACACGAAGGCGGTCGGCCAGTTCGACGCAGCGGACTCGCGGACGTTCCTCGACACCATCAACGCGGTGCTGCGGTACATGGCGTTGATCTCGAACACCCCGTTCTCGCGGCTCGACCCGTCGGGCGTGGTCCCGTCGGGTGAGGCGCTGCGGACGCTGGAGGCTCCGTTCGTGCGGAAGGTCCGCAACCGGCAGCTGGCCTACGGCGCGGTGTGGCAGGAGATCTTCGAGTTCGCGCTGAAACTCGCCGGCCACGACGGCGCGACCGTCGATGTCCGCTGGGCTCCCGCGGCGTCCACGGACGACGCGGACACGTGGAACCTGGTGCAGGCCAAGCAAGCCTCGGGCGTGCCCGCTGCGATCACGTTGATGGAAGCCGGGTACGACGCCGAGATGGTCGGCGCATGGATGAAGGATTCCGGGTTCGTGCTGAACCAGAAGATGGCGGCGCTGGTGCAGCTCGGCGAGTTCCTGGCCTCGGCCGCGACCGCGACCGCGGCGGGCGTGATCGGCGCGGAGACGGTGCAGCAGGTGATCGAGAATGTCGTCGGCGACCTCGCCACCGCCCCGTCCGCCGAGTGACTCGGTCGTCCCGCCGCTGATCTTCCGGCACGACGCGGAGGCGTTGGCGCTCGAGGACGAAGCAGCGCGGATGGCCGCCGGGCCGTTGCGCAACCAGCTCGACGACATGGTGCAGGAGTTCCGGCTGCGCTGGGTCCGCGAGTTCGGGACGCTGCGCACCAAGGGCGACGGGTCGATCCTGCTGCGGCTGCTGCACGACCTGGCACAGGCACTGTCCGGCGTGTCGTTCGACCCGCATACGGCGCTGCTGGACTACGCGACCCGCGCGCAGCAGCTCGGCGTCACCCAAGGGTTCACCGAAGCCGGGCTCGAAGCCGCGGACCTGCCGACGCCGCTGCCGCTGGCCACGCACACCTACGTCGCCGGCGTCGTCGCGGCCGCGCGGGACAAGGTCGCGACCGCGGCCCGGATCGCGCCGACCCTGACCGGCACCTTCAACCAGACCGTCGTCACGGCGGCGACTCCGGCGCAGCACGCGGCGAACATCGTCGACCGGGCCGCGAGGACCCTCACGAACGAGCACCTGAACCAGGGCATCACCACAGTCGCCGACCAGGTCGACGGGACGCCCCTGTGGATCGCCGAACGCGACGCCTGCGTGCACTGCCTCGCCCTGAGCGGCCACACCCCGGGCCCGGACGGCCTGTTCGACGCCTCGGCGACGTTCGGGAAGCACCCGCTCGGCTGGCTGCCCGAGGGCGGCCTGACCGGCCCTCCGCGGCATCCGCGCTGCCGCTGCCGGATCACGATCTGGTTCGGGCACGACACCGCGGGCGCGGAGTCCATCACCCACGACTGGGCGGGCGCGATCGCCGAGGCCCGCGCGAACGGGGACGTGGTAGCCGAGCAGGCCGCGCACACGGCAGCCGCGGCCGCGCGCCGGTCCGCGGCCTACGACCTGCCTGCCGCGTTGCGGCGAGAGGCGGAACGCAGCGTCCTGAAGGGCTGGGCGCTGCCGTCCGAACCGGACTCGGTCCGGACCGACGCAGCCGACCGGCTGCTGACCCGCATCACCAACCGGGCCGGCTATTCGCCGTCCGGGTGGAAGGTTCCCGCCTCCGTCAAGAAGCAGACGCAGCGGCGGATCGACAAGGGGACGCACGGCGCGACGCCGTTCCCGCCCCGCTGAACACCAGGAGACACCCCGCGCTCGCGGGACAGGTACGGCCGCAGTCTGCGGCATCGGTTAGTGCATCGAGGAGAAACCCATGTCCGACAACGAGAACCAGAACCCCGGCGACGGCACCGGCACCGAGCCACCGGCCGGCGGCGACAGCTGGACGCCGCCCACCCGCGAGGAGTGGGACAAGCACCAGGCGGACCTGCGCAAGGCCAACGCCGAAGCGGCCAACCGGAAGCGGCAGCTGGCCGAGCAGGCCAAGCAGAACGAGACCGACGCCGAGAAAACCAGCCGGGAGGCCGCCGAGGCCGCCCGGTCGGGGTTCCTGCCGTTCCTGGTGAAGGCCGAGGCGAAGGCCGCGTTCCTCGCCGAGGGAGCCGACGCCGGGAAGGTCGCGAAGCTGACCCGCCTGCTGGACATGGCGAAGATCGAAATGGACGGCGACGAGCTGACCGGCCTCGACGAGCAGGTCGCGGAGCTGAAGGCCGACTTCCCCGAACTGTTCAAGACCAAGCCCGACGGCGACACGCCCCCGGCGCCGCCGCGCGTGCCGCGCGTCAACACCGCCCCGGCGCGCCCCGGCAACGGCCCGGCGCTCTCGCCGGGCGAGAACATCGCCCGCGCTCTCGGCATCGGGCGGTAACCCGTTCCAGCCGTTCGAGGCTGGCCGTTAATCCTGAAAGGACAGCCGACAATGGCGAACATCAACCTGCTGCAGTGGGTGCCCTACGAGTACGACCCGAACGTCATCCAGCGCGTCAAGCAGACCTCCGCCGTCATCAACTTCGGCCAGAACGTCACCATGGGCAGCGAGGCCAAGAGCATCCCGCGGTCTGGCGGCGCGCGCGCCCAGGCGATGTCGGCGGGCAGCAACTACTCGACCGACAACACCGCCAACGACGCGGTCTGGCTGTACGCGCAGAAGTACGGCGGCGCGCTGCCGGTCAACGAGGAAGACCTCAACGACTCGCTGGCCGACGTGGTGAACACGAAGCTGAACGACTTCACCACCTCGACGATGATCCAGTTTGACAACCACTCGCTGGGCGTCACCGGCGCGAAGGGGTCGGTCACGCTGGCCGACGGCACCCACCCGCAGTTCGACAGCCTGTACTACATCCTGACCCAGACCGACCCGGTCACCGGATACCAGGCGAACGCGAACATCACGCAGGGTCCGTCGGGCGGCATCACCTACGACTCGCTGCGCGCCCCGCTGAAGGCCGTGGAGACCGGGAACTACTTCCAGCCCAACAACATCGCGATCATCGCGCACCCGGCGTTCGCCGATACCCTGCGCGGGATCAAGGACAGCAACCAGCGCCCGATCTTCGTCGAGTCGTCCAACGGCACCGCCGGCGGCGGCCAGGGCGGCCCGAGCATGACGCTGTTCGGGCACCCGCTGCAGTGGTCGCTGGGCTGCCGTCTCTCCGGGGCTCCGACCGACCAGCCGACCGGGCACCCGTTCCTGGTGGTCTGCTCGCGGGACTACCTGATCTACGGGACCCGGCAGCCGCTGGCGCACCAGGAGATCGACGGCCTGACCGGCGTCGGCGCGCTCTCGGACAGCTTCTACCTGAAGACCCAGATGCGCCGCGCGTTCGTGCCGGGCCACCAGAACGCGTTCGGCCTGCTGGTCGACACCTCCCAGTGATCACCGGCCGCAGGCCCTGCACCGGCAGGGCCTGCGGCGCTCGTCGAGTCCGGAAGGGAGGGTCGCTGTGCTCATCACCGCGTACCAGGGGCAGTCCGTCGCGCTCACCGGCGAGTTCTTCACCGGCGGGGCGGTGGTCGACCCGGCGACTGTGACAGTGGCGATCGCCGACCCGACCGGCGCCGTCGAGCTGGCCGCCACCTCGGCCGGCGTCAGCCGGGAAAGCACCGGCGTCTACGACTACACCTGGACCGTCCCGGCCGCGGCCCCGCTGGGCAATCACGTCGTGACCTGGCAAGGCACGAGCCCGGCGTTGACGGTGCAGCAGCTGCTGGCCGTCACCGCGCCGTCCTCGGCGACATGGTGCCAGCTGACGGACGTTCCGGCCATCACCGGCGTCACGGTGGACCTGCCGACGCTGCTGCAGGCAGGGATCACCATCGACGTGGCGTGCGGCCGCCCGTACGCGGTGGACGTGGCTGCCGCGGCGAACGCGCGTATCGGTTCGCGGGACCTGTACTGGCTCAAGACCGCGACCGCGTATCAGGCGGCGTGGCTGGCGACCCAGGTCGACGCGATGACCCGGGTCGACGCGCTCGCGGTGCAGACCGGCCGTCGGATGCTGATGCTGCGCGACACCGCGCTGTTCCTCGCACCGCTCGCCCGGCGCGCGATCCAGCACGTGTCGTGGCTGCGCGACCGCAGCGTCCACGTCCAGTCGGGCCTCACCGACCCGGCCGGCGCGCTCGGCGCGAACCCGCTGTCGGCGGGGGTGGACGCGCTGTTCCCGTGGTCGACGGACGAGGGAGGCATGTGACGTGTACGGCCTCGCCACGTCCCGGATCACGGTCACCCGCGGCACCACGCCGGACCAGTTCGGCGACGCTGTCCCGTCGGGAACCGTGGTGTACCAGGGAATCGCGGACATCCAGGAGATCAGCAATCGCTACTTCGACCGGGCCACCCAGACGCCGCGCACCGTGCGGGACCTGGACATGGCCGTCTCCAGCGCCGCGGACATCCGCTCCGGGGATCTGGTGCACGACTCCACGTTCGGCCTCGACTACGTCGTGCTCGACGTGGTGCGCGAATTCGGCCCGTTGACCCGCGGCGACACCACCTGCGGACTGAAGCGGGTGGGCTGATGGCCGATTACGTCGAAGAACCGGGCTGGCGCGAGCAGATCGCCGCCGACGTACGCGACATGTTCGGCAAGCTCGTCGGCGATATCCTCGAGGACGCCAAACGGCTCGCCCCGGTCGACACCGGACGGTTGCGCGAGTCGCTGGATAGTGAGATCAACGGCGACACCGCGCGGATCGGCACCGAGCTCAACTACGCGCTCTACGTCGAGGAAGGCCACCGGGTCGCGTACCGCGGCGCGGACGGCCAAGTCCACTACACCGGTGCTGTGGTGTCGCCGCAGCCCTATCTGCGCCCGGCGCTGTACCGGAAACGCAGCATCGGCGGTGACGCATGACGTTCCGCTACGCCACCCCCGACGTGGTCGCTCTGGCGTGGGCCGCGCAGGCGCCCGGGATCGTCCCGTCGATGGTGGGCGACCAACTGCCCGTCGACAACTCGACCTGGGCGGCGTCGGGGTTCATCACCCCGACCGTGTCCGGCGGCGGCGCGAACGCCTACTACCGGCTCGACCAGCCGGTGGTGACCCTGCAGTGCTGGGCGTGCCGACCCGGTACCGACCTCGCGCCGTGGGGGAAGGCCGGGAACCTCGCCGAGACGCTGCGCGCCGCGACCTACCTGAACCGGCCGGTGTTCGTGTCGCTGTCCACATGCGACGAGAACGCGCGGGTCCTGTCCTCCTCGGTGGTCGGGTCGCCGCGGAAGGTGTACGGAGACATCGGCGACTACGCCGCCTTCACCGTCGACGTGCAACTGCACTGGGTGCCGATTCCCCAGTAGCAGCAAGGAGTATTTCGCTTCCGCATTCCCGCGGGGGACCAACACGGGACTGGTTCGTGCCGTCCCTCATGCAAGGAGATGCTGTCATGACCCAGAATTCGGCGAACCTGCTGATGGGTGCGGCCCAGGTGTACCTCGGCGCATTCGGCGCTGCCGAGCCGCTCGACTCGGCAGTGAACGCCGCGCCGGCCGCATCGGCGTGGACCGAGGTCGGGCTGACCGACGGCGGCGTGATGATGACCATCACCCCGAAGTTCACCGACTTCGCCGCCGACCAGATCGTGGACATCCCGGGGACCCGGCTCACCAGCCGCACCATCACCGTGACCACCACGATGTCCGAGATCACGCTGGCGAACCTCGCCAATGCGCTCAACTCGACGGTCGGTGCGACCGGTGCGAACTATGCGACGTTCGAGCCGAACTACGGCCAGTTCGCCAGCCAGCTGCCCTACGCCGCGATCATCTTGGACGGCTGGGCGGTGTCTCCGGCGAACGTCAACTTCCGGCGGCGCATCATCCTGCGCAAGACGATGCAGACCAGCAAGGTCGAGCTGAACTACACCAAGGACAAGCAGGTCGGCCTGTCCTGCACGTGGCAGGCGTACTACGTGTCGAACGTGATCGCGCCGTACCACATCGCCGACCAGACCGCCTGATTTCCCTTGCCCCGCAGCAGGTTCCCCCGGGTTCCTGCTGCGGGGTCCCAGCCCAGTGTGCGAGGAGTAGACGCATCATGCCCACCCCCCGAAAGAAGACCGCTTCCCCGCGCCGCGCCACGGCGCGCAAGACCGCCGCGTCGTCGGTGCTGCAGCTGGACCGTCAGGAGAACATCGACGCTATCCAGGCGATCATCGACGACCGAGAGCCCCTGTTCTCCGTGGGAGGCGTCGAGTACACGATCCCGAAGAAAGCGCCGGCCGCGTGGACGATCCAGGCGACCAAGCTGGCGCTCGAGGTGAGCGATTCTCACGCCATCGAGTACGCGCTGAAGAAGATGCTCGGCGACGACGGCTACCAGGCGCTCGCCGCCTGCGAAACCCTGACCGCCGCGGACTTCGACGTGATCCGGGACGCGATCGTGAAGCGCGTGGTCCCGCCGGGCCCAAAAGCGTCCTGACCCCGGACTGGTGGTTCGACGCGATGTCCGAGATCGCGTGGTTCGTCGACAACCTCGACGACGCGCGCTCCGACTTCTCCGTCTACCACAGGATCGACGAGGTCGAGCACCTGCCCGCCGAGCGGTTCGCGGCCTATGTGCGCCGCCTGCCTGTCTACGGCGGCGCGGTCGCGCACCGCATCCGGCAGGACGCCGAGCCCGCGCAGGAACCCGCACCCGCTCCGGAAGAGATGCCCTGGCGCGACATCCGGGACCTGATGCGCACCGACCCGCTGTTCATGGGCCAGGGGACGGCGGTCGACATCCCCGCCGCGTGACGGGTCAAGCCGTGAGGAGGAACCATGCCTGACGGCGAAGAGTTCAAGATCGCGAGCGCGTTCGTCGAGGTCCACCTGCGGGACGAGACCGACGGCGAGGCCGTCAAGATCCGCACCAAGATCGAGGACGACAAGCCCATCGATCTGAAGACCTGGCTGCGGGACCCGGAGAACGTCGAGCTGATCCGGGCGAAGATCGAGGAAGGCCGCCCGGTCAAGCTGCCGGTCGACGCAGACACGAAGCAGGCGCAGAAGGCGCTGAAGGACCTCACCGACAGCGTCGACAAGTCCACCGCTTCGAGCAACAGCAACATGAAGGGCATGTTCGCCTCCGCTGCTGCGGGGTGGACCGCGCTGGGTTCGCTCGTCGCCGGGCCGCTCGTTGCCGGCGGCCTCGCCGTCGTGGCGGGCGGGTTCGCGGCCATCGCCGTCGCGGCGGAGAAGTCGTCTCCGCAGGTGCAGCAGGCGTTCGCCACGATGAAGACCGAAGGCGTCGACCTGTTGAAGAACGGGTTCTCGTCCCTCACCCCGGTGATCGTCTCCTCGATGGGCACGGTCACGAACGGCATCCGGCAGATGGGGCCGTCGATCCAGGCCATCTCGACCGCGCTGGGGCCGTTCCTGACGACGCTGACCGGGTCGCTGGTCAAGGCCGCACAGACGACGCTCCCGCTGTTCACGCAGGCGCTGGGCAGCGCGCAGCCGGTCGCCAAGGCGCTGGGCGCAGGGATCGTGGACCTCTCGACCGGGCTCGGGCAGTTCCTCGCGCACCTGGACTTCTCGCAGGCGTCGACCGGGCTGCAGGCGCTGCTGTCCGATGTGGGCCGTCTGCTGCCGGTCGTGGCCGGGCTCGTGAACGCGGTGATGCCGTTCGCGAACGCGCTGCTCACCTCGGTCATACCCGCCGTGACCCACCTTGCCGGAGACCTCACCGGCGACCTGGCCCCGGCGCTGCACCTCATCGGTGCGACCGTGTCGGCGCTCGCGCCGCTGCTGGACTTCATGGCCGGACCGACCGCGTCCGTGCTCGTAGGTGTCGCCGCGTTCAAGACACTGCAGGGCGCGACCAACACGCTGCTGCCGATCTTCAACACGCTCTCCACCGGCGCGTCGAACTTCGCCAGCAAGGCCCTGGGGATGGTTGGCGCTTCAAACAGTTCCGTGGGCAGCTTTACGCTCCTCACGAACGCGGCGAAGCAGCAGGCTGTCGCGGCGGCCGAATCCGCGCTGACCACGGCGAGGCAGACGGCCATGCAGCAGCAGGCGAACCTTGCCACTGTCGAAGCTGCGGTAAACAACGGCACGCTGACGCTGACCGAGGAGGAACTGGCCGCGGCCCGCGCGGTCGCGACCGAGGCGACCGCGGCGGAGGCCGAGGCAAGCACCGCCCTTGCGGCCGCCACCCGCGCGTCCTCGTTCGCGTTCGGCCCAGTCGGCATCGCGCTCGGTGCGCTGGCCGGCGTCGTGGCGCTGTTCGCCGGCAACACGGACAAGGCGACGCCGTCCACCGAGAACTTCACGCAGCAGCTGAACCAGTTGGCGGTTGCGACTCCCGCTGCGCAGCAGGGCATCATCGCGTCCGACCCGAAGCTGGCCGACTACATCAACAAGATGACGGCCGCCGGTGTCTCGGTGAACACGCTGACGCAGGCGCTGAACGGGAACGGCTCCGCGCAGCAGCAGGTTCTGTCGAAGATCCAGGGGACCATCGACGCGTTCGGGAAGCAGTCGGTCACGGTCGAGGGCACCACGTCGAACGTGACGAAGGCCATCAAGGATTGGGCGTCGGCGGACCCGAAGTTCGACAGCACGCTGGATCCGCAGGTCCAGAAGGCCGTGAAGCAGTTCCGCGACCTTCAGTCCACGTTGGACGGTGTCAAGGGATCGTTCGCGGAGTCCGCCGCGGCGCAGCAGGCGGCGGCCTCGGCGTCCGCGCAGGCGGTCGGCATCACGGCCGCGCAGCAGAACGCCGCAGTCGACATCGCCCACAAGTACGGGCTGTCGGTCGATGCCGTGGTGACTGCCTTCGAGCACATGCCGAAGGCCGGCGAGGACGGCGCGCAGGGCGTCATGGAGATCTCGGCCGCGTTCGCCGACGGCGAGGTGAAGCTGCTCAACGCCGAGCAGTCGGTGACGGACTACTTCAAGAACCTCCGGAAGAGCGCCGACCAGGCGAACCAGGGCCTGGCGAGTGCGCAGCACTCCTACGAGCAGTCGGTGACGGCGGTGTCGGATGCCGAGCGCTCGGCCGCCCAATCGGCGAAGGCGGTCACGACGGCCCGGGAGGGTGTCGCGACCGCGACCCGCGCGGTGGCGGACGCGGTCCATTCCTACGGCAACGCGCAGCACTCGGTGGAGCAGGCCCAGCAGGGCGTGATCGACGCCGAGAACGGCGTCATCACCGCGGAGAACAACCTGGCGAAAGCGCAGGACGCGGAGCGGCAGGCGCAGGTGAATCTGACCGCGGCGCGCAAGGCCGCAGGGGACCAGCTGCGGTCGCTGCACCTGCAGCTGAACGACCAGCTCGCGGCCGAGCAGCGGGCACAGATGAAGCTGTTCGACCAGACCCGTACGTCGGCGGCTGCCGGGGTCACGAAGGACAACGCGGCTGCGATCCTCGCCCAGCCGCTGACAGCGCAGAACGAGGCGCTGCAACAGTCCGCGCTGGACCTGATCGACGCCGAGAACTCGTTGGCCGACACCATGAACACCGGCAAGAACCTGCGCGAGCAGGTCGCGGCGGCGGACAAGGCCGGCGTCGAGGGCAGCCAGCAGGTGATCTCGGCACAGCAGGCGCTGAAGTCCGCGCAGGAACAGGTCGTCTCATCGCAGCAGGCCCTGGTGAAGTCGCACCAGGCGGTCGAACAGGCCGTGTACTCGCTGGAGCAGGCGAACTATGCCCTGGGCAAGGCGCAGCAGGCCATCGTGGACTCTCAGGCCGGGGTGGTGAAGGCCAACGACGCGGTGAAGGACGCGGTCTACAACGAGAAGAAGGCTCGCGACGCGGTCAAGGACGCGATCTTCAACGAGCAGCAAGCGCTGTTCGCGTTGAAGCAGGCCCAGGACACGGCGCGCCAGGCCAACGACCTGAACACCCAGAGCCTGGACCAGAGCACGCAGGCGGGGCGGAACAACTACGCCCAGCTGCAGACCCTGTTCAACGCCTACCCGGCGTGGATCCAGGGAACCGACCGCTACAACCAGATGGTCAACGACACCGCGAACAAGTTCAACATGTCGCGGCAGGCTGCGTTCGACTTCCTGCAGCAGCAGGGCCAGATCCCGAAAGACTTCCAGTTCACCACCACCGGCGTCGCCCAACTGGACACGTCCAGCCTGGATCCGTTCGTCGGCGGCTACTTCAACGGCGGGTTCCGTGCCAAGAACGGCCGTATCGGCTACGACAGCGGCGGTTTGATCGACGGGCCCGGCGGTCCGCGCGACGACATCATCCCGATCATGGCGTCGGCCAAGGAGTTCATGCAGCCTGCCGACGCGGTCGACCATTACGGCGTCGGGTTCATGGAAGCGGTCCGGCAGAAGAAGCTTCCCAAGTACGCCAACGGCGGACTCGTCGTGCAGTCCAATGTGGTCGGCGACATCCTCGGCGGCTCCTACATCTCGACAGTCGCGATGGCGACGGAGCTGGGGTTGCCGCACCCGCCGCAGATGCCGCAGTACACGCCGCCCGCGGCCGGCGGTGCCGGCGGGGCGGGCGCGTTCATCCCCGGCGGGCAGCATCTCGCGCTGATCGACGCGGCCCTTGCGGCGGACGGCGTCCCGCAGTCGCAGTGGCCGCGGTGGGAAGCCGGGATGAACGTGCTGATCCAGCGCGAGTCGTCGTGGAACGCGAACGCGGTGAACAACTGGGACAGCAACGCCAGGGCGGGACATCCCTCGGGCGGGCTGACGCAGACGATCGGGCCGACGTTCGAGAGTTACCGCAACCGCGGCCTGCCCGACGACATGTTCGACCCGGTCGCGAACATCGCGGCGTCGATCAACTACATCATCTCGGACTACGACGACATTTCCCGTGTGCAGCAGGCGAACCCGAACCTGCCGCCCAAGGGATACGCGCTCGGCGACATCGTCGGCACGGACGGCGCGTCGCTTCTCGGCACGATGGCGCGCACGCCGTCGATCGTTCCGGCTGACAGTCCGCGCCTGCTCGGAGACAACCCGAAGGTTCCCGAGTCCTACATCCCGCACCTGCCGAAGGATCCGCGCGCACAGCAGATCCTCAGCGAGACCAACGCGGCGATGGGCCGGGGCAACGGTTCGGTGACCAACCACATCAACATCCGGACGGTCGAGACCGACCCGGACGTGCTCGCCGCGAAGGTGTCGAGCCGTCTGGCGTGGGCGATGAGGGGGGCGAGCTGATGCCGACGCCGGTACTGCTGCCGACGTACACGATCGGCCCGTGGTCGGCGAATGTGGTGGACGACTCCGGGTGCCGCTGGCTGGTGTCCACGCAGACGCTGACCCACGGCCCCGGCGTCAAGACCCACACGTCGGAACGCCCCTTCGGCACGGGCGCCTACCGGGCGCGCGGCTTTCGCACGGGCCGGTCGGACACTCTGACCGGCACGTGCGAGGGCTTGAGCTGGGCAACCCGTGAGCAGGCCCGCAATACTCTGCTGGGCCTTTTCGGCACGGGCGACCAGATGCCGCTGTCCATCTACAACGGACTGTCCACGCGCACGATCAATGTCGAGCTGAACGACATCACGCACGTCGATGTCTGGGCGGACGGGCTGGGCTTCGACTGGCAGCTGTCGCTGTTCGCTGCGGACCCCCGGTTCCTGGACTCCGCGGTGCAGACCGCAGGCGCCACGGTGGTCTCCACGTCCACTGACGGCCTCGACTGGGCGACAGGCGGCGGCCTGGACTGGTCCACCGGCGGCGGTCTCAACTGGGGCACGTCGGGATCCACGGGCCTGCTGTCGATGACGAACAGCGGCACCGCGCCGACGTGGCCCGTGTTCCGGATCTCCGGCCCGATGACCAACCCGACGCTGACCGACCCGACAACCGGGAACGTCATCGCCTACACGGGCTTCGTGGACGTGGGCCAGACATTGGTCATCGACTGCTCTCCGTTCACCCGCACGGTGAACCTGAACGGGATCGACCGGTCCGGGGCGCTCAGCTCGGCCGCGTGGATCCAGATTCCTGCCGGGGGCACGACGGTGCTCCAGTTCTCCGGCTCCGGCGCCGGTTCCCTCACTGCCTCGTGGCAGTCCGCCTACTTCTGACAGGGAGGGCTCGATGACCACCAACGCTCTCGCGACGGGCTTCTGGAGTGCCCAGAGCGCCAACAACGCGCGCCAGGGCCGTGCTCTCGCCCAGAGCCTGTTCGTGGCTGCCTCGACCAATTCGCCGCTGTCCACGGTCCGCTCCGGCGTGATCCCGACGGTGTCGGACGGAACCTACGCCTACGACCTGCGCGTGACGGTCGCGTCCGGTCTCTCGATGACCGTGCAGCCGGGCTCGGCGGTGATCGGCCGGTCCGGGCAGGGCGGCTACATCACCTGGAATCTGCCGGCTGCCGACACGGTGACGTGCGACCCGGCCCCGACCACCAATCCTCGCAACGACATCGTGATCCTGCGGGTCTACGACGTGGCCCAGGGCGACACGGTTCCGGCGAGCGGGTCCATCGCGCAGGTCGAGATCATCACTGGCAGCCCGGCCGCGATCCCGACGGACCCGGTCGGCCCGGACTCCACCGGCCTGATCTCCAACTGGTCCGGGCTGCCTGTCCCGGCTCAGGGCAACGGCGGGGGCGTGGCGATCCCGCTGGCGCGGGCGCAGGTGTCCACCGGCGGCGTCATCACGCTCACCGACATCCGCCGCGGCACGTCGCCCATCGGCGGCGTGCGCGTGCTGCTGCCCGGCGACAAGCTCACCGATCCGTCGTACATGCCCGGCGACATCAGCTGGTACAACGGACATCGGTACTGGGACGGCACCGCCTGGCACGGGATCAAGACGAACCGGTACCCGCGCATCGCGGCGACCGGCTCCGGTGCTTCGGCGTCGTTCACGGGCACCATCAACACCTCCTACACGCTGGCGTCCGTATCCATCCCCGATCCGGGCTTTCCCTACCAGGTGAAGGTTTCCGGGTCGATCTTCCTGTCGGGCATGTCCAACAGCAGCGGCGGCGTGTCGCACCAGTTCGGCGCGATGGTCGACACGGCAACGCTGGTCGGGCCTTCTGCCGCCCCGACCGCGAACACCGTCGGTTCCATGTTCGTTGGCCAGACCAACTCGACGTTCGCCAACCCGGCGTTCGTCCGGACCAACCCGACCGTCTACACGGGCGCGCACACCGTGTACCTGATCCTGCAGCTCGGTTCGCAGGGGCCGGCGACGTGGGGCCCGCTGAACCAGCGCTCGGACTACGAGTTCGCGGTGGAAGCGATCCCGGCATGACCGAGCGCGCCTACACGGCGCTGGCGTACGACACGGTCACCGGGCGGTTCCTTGCCGACATCGACCTGCAAACGGACCCGACGTGGTCAGCCCGGATCAACGACACGGGCGGCTGGCAGATCGTGGCCGAGCTGCAGGACCGGGCGCACCGCGATGTCGTGCGCGGCTGGTGTGTTCCCTGGCGCACGTCGGTCGCGATCCTGTACGGGGCCACCGTGTGCCAGGCGGGGCCGATCGTCGGCTATGCGCCGTCGGATTCCCAGCCGCAGGTGCAGATCTCCGGCAAGGGCATCTGGGAGATGTTCAACCACCGGCTGCTCTTCAACGCTGCCTGGGACCCCACCGCGAAGCCGATCACCGACCCGTCCGCCGACTTCACCGTGAACGGTCCCTTGTACAAGATCGCCCGCGAACTGGTGAACAACGCGATGAACTGGCAGCACCGCGCCGGAGGCGGCCTGCCGATCGACCTGCCCGCCCAGGTGCCGGACGACTACAGCAACACTCGCACCTGGCACGGCTGGGAGATGGCTACTCCGGGTCAGCGGCTGCAGGAGTTGACGCAGGTGCAGAACGGGCCGGACGTGCTGTTCCAGCCCTACCTCACGGTTGTGAACGGGTTCCGCACGATCCGGCACCAGCTGCTCATCGGCAGCCCGTACCTGCAGCAGCGTGGTGTGCCGCTGAACTTCAACTTCGGCAACACGCTGGTGTCGATGACCGTGCAGGGCGACGGCACGAGCCAGGCCAACAGCGCGTTCGTGAAGGGCACCGGCAACGAGGCGGGCACGCTGTACGGATACGCCACCAACAACGTCCGCGTGCAGATCGGGTGGCCCGCGCTGGACATGGTGGACAGCAACCACACGTCGGTGCTGGACCCCGTCGCGCTCAACGCCTACGCAGCCGGCGATCTGACCCTCTACGGGTCGGTGCCGGAACAGTGGGAAGCCGTCGTGCTGGCCGACGCGGATCCCCAGTGGGGGCAGTACCTTCCCGGCCACTTCGCGAACTACTCGTTCCAGGACCACCCGTGGATCCCGGACGGGACCTACAGCCAGCGCATCCTCGGCGTCTCCGACGGCGGCGGCCAGTCCGGGCAGCGCGCGACGGTCAAGCACCAGCTGCAGAACTACCTGCTGCCGCTCACCTAGGAGGTCTCCGTGGTCGCCAACCAGCCCATCGAGCGCCCCGGCTCAGTGGACTTCCTGGTGAATCAGCTGAACGCGGTGGCCCAGCAGTCCGACGAGCAGACGCGCCAGTCCAAGTTCCCGCTCGTGGTCAGCCACCAGGACCCGGCCAGCCAGGCGCGCGTCGTCGACTTCCAGGTCGTGCCAGGAGTCAACGGTTCCGGCGCGGTCCTGTCGGTCTACGACGGCGCGCAGCACCTGGTGCTGGGCACTGACCCGGACACCGGCTACGGCCTGTCCCAGCCGCAGACCCAGGTTCCGATGTACCCGACGAACCCCGGCCTGATTTTCAACAGCAGCACGACGTGGGCGTCGTACTACACGGGCCAGGTGCAGCAGAACAACAGTTGTTTCCTGGCCCAGTGGCGCATGAACAACTCGTGGGGTGGGACCGGTGCGGCGTCGGTCGTCGCCAGCTACGTGAAGATCTACGACTCGGTGACCGGATGGAACTGGACTTCCCCGACCGTCACGTCCGGTTCCTCGACGACCACCTCGCCCGGGGTGCTGACGACCTGCGGCCCGTACTCGGTGCAGGTGCCGCAATCGAGCATCGGCAACCTGTTCGGCATCGACATCTACTCGCAGCTCGTGTCCGGCGGCGCTTCCTCGTCGATCGCGGTAACGCCGCTGTCGATGATCGGCTGCGCTCTCGCCTTCGCCCTCCCGTGGCTCGGCGGCACGCCATCGTCCTGAAAGGAGACAAGCGCACATGGCATCGATCGTCATCGACGGCGTGACCCAGCCCGGCAACACCGGGGAAGGCGTCTACCCGAAGTTCATCCTCGACAGTCGGACCGGGTTCTTCACGATCCAGCTGGCTGCGCCGACCGGCACCCCCGGCACCTATTCCGGAGGGATGACAGCTCAGTCTTTCGTGGAAGGGGACGACGCGCACCTCTACCAGTACCGCCTCCTGGTGAACCAGTACACGCCACCGGCCACGTTGCCGCCCGCGTGACCCAAAGCGATCCACAGTGGACAGATAGGGGGTGGCTGTGGCCACCGACGACGTGAACGACTCGCGATGGTGGTTCGGCCGCCTCGAATCGAAGCTCGACGGAATGGACGAGAAACTCGACCATACCGCCGAAACCCTTGGACGGCACGAGGAACGGATCCTCGCCGTCGAACGAGATGTCCGGGACTGGAAAACCGAGCGGGCCGCCGACCGGGCGGCCGCCGAGGCGCACGCAAGCAGCGCCCGCGTCGGCATCAAGATCGCCGTCGTCACCGCGGCGCTGTCCGCCCTCGGCAGCATCGTCGTCGGATTGCTGATGCTGCTCGTCCACCACTGACCGGGAGAACACCATGCAGAGCATCGCCAGGTGGGCGGATTTCTCCGCCGGATGGCCCGGCGCGGCCGCGCTCAAGGCCGCCGGCTACACCGGGGCCATCTGCTATGTCGGACTCGGCTCCGGCACGAAACGGCTCACCGCCGCGCACTACCAGGACTGTGTCGCCAACGGCCTGCAGGTGCTGTTGGTAGCCGAGTACGACACCCACGACGCCGAGCACGGCTACGCCACCGGCCACGCGAACGCGCAGCTCGCCCTCGACGACGCGCGCGCGCTCGGCATCCCCGACACCGTCGGCATCGCCTGCGTCGCCGACGAACACCTCACCCCCGACCAGATCCCGACCGCCGTCGAGTACGCGCGCGGCTTCCACGACGTGCTCGGCCTCGCCCGGACCGGCGCCTACGGGTTCGGCGAGTTCGTGGACGCCGTGCACGCCGCCGGGCTCGCTTCCTGGTGGTGGCGGTGCGGCAGCACCCCGGACGAGCCGTGGATGACGTTCTGGCAGCGCAACGACGGCACCACCGTGGTGGGCGGCGTCCAGGTCGACATCGACGAGCAGTACCAACCGATCCAGGAGGACACCGTGAGCTTCACCGACATCATCGGCACCCGCAAGGACGGGACCCCGATCACCGCGGGCGACGCGCTCGCGAACCTCTACCTCGGTGCCTACTACGGCGGCGGCGACGCCGGGGCCGGGGCGGTCTACCCCGTCGTGAACGCGCTCAACGCGAAGCTCGACGCGCTCACTGCTGCGGTCGCGAAGCTGGCCACAAGTCCCGACGTGACGCCGGACCAGCTGAAGCAGTGGCTGGACGACGCAGTCGCGCAGCACGTCCAGATCACGGGCACCGTGCAGGTCGGGCCCGCACCCAGCGCGCCGGCGGTGGCGTGATGCGCTGGCTTCCGGTCCGCAAAATTGCTGCCACCATCGTCGCCGCGGTCGTCACCGCGGGCCCGATCGCGATCCTCGACGCGGTCGGCGTGCACGTCGACACCGCGCTCGGCGTCCTCATCGTCGGGATCCTCACTCCGCTCGCCGGCTACCTGACGCCGGAGGCCGCCGCACCGGCACTGCCCGCGGGCACCCCGCCGACCAATCCGCCCACCCCCTAACAGCCGCCCACTACTCCGGGCGGCACCACAAGGCCCCCGCGCTCCCCGATCCAGACGGGTCGAGCGCGGGGGCCTTCCTTGCGTTGCGGGCGGGCCTGACGCCCCGAGGGGGAGGAGTGGGCGCCAGGCCCCGCGCCGTGCACGGTACAGCTCTGTCTGCCCTACACCACGCCACCAACACCGGAGTCAATGCGAGCAGGCACTTTCGTGGTGTCACGAAAGTGCCGGAGATTTCAGCCCTCGTCCTGGATCACCTCTCCGGTGTCCGGGTCGGTGTCGATCTCGGTGCCGTCGTCGCGGATCCACCAGCCCATCACGGCCTCCGGCGCTGTGGCTGCGGGTGCAGACCAGGGTGGCCCTCGGGGATTGTCCAGCCGAGCGAGCGTCGGTACGCCACGTCGCAGTACGGGCATTGGGTGGGCGCGCCGTTCACCCGCCGCTTGTCGAGCGTTTCGAACTCCGCGGCCGCTGTTGCACCGCACAGCATCGTGATGCCCTGGCCCGGGGCCGGGATCCCGGACAGGCGAGTCCGGTGCCACACGTTGTCGATCACGGGATGGATCGCAGCTGGGTCGATAAAGATCAGTGCGCTCATCGCAAAACCCCCGTCTGATTACGACCTGCACCTGGACACCCCAGGAGCATGTCGAGCACGGGATGAGCAATGCAAGCAATTCTAGCAATTTTCGATCAGAATGGGCACGGACGGAGTAGTCGGTTACATAGGGTCACGAGGCTGGCCATGGGGTTTCGCCGAATGGACGTTGATCGTGTGCTTCGATTGCGCCGATGATGTGGGAGATGCAGACCACTAGGAGGGCGTCATGCTGAAGTTCCTCGGCACCACATCCGACACCGGCAACTGTCCGACCGCCTACGAGACGGAGACGGAATACCTGATCCAGGGCAGCATCGTCACCGACCCGGAGATCCTCGAGCAGATCCGGCAACGCGGGAACGGGATCCCGGACTACGAGACCGTCGTCGCTGTCCCGAAAGCCCTCGCGAAATTCCTTCCCCGGGACGACGGATGACCGATCCGAACCAGCAGCTGGACCTGCTTTTCGGCAGCTTCGCCCGCAGCTCGTGGCGGTGGGAATGCCAAGGCGACTACGCGATCGACGCCGCCGCGCTGCAACGCTGGCGAGACGGCCGCCCGGCCGACATGACCCGGAAAGCGCCGTGGCTGCAGTACATCCGCGAGATCACCGCGGCCGGGAAAACGTTCGACCGGGTCCGGATGCTCACCGAGCCCCCGACCGAGTACCTGCGCTGGCTCGTCGAGCAGACCGACTCGAACATCGACGCCGGCGAGGACATCCGGTGGATCACGCAGTCCGCCGCGGCCGAGCTCGGGATGCCCAGCTACGACTTCTACCTGTTCGACGACAGCCGTGTCGCCATCATGCGGTTCGGTCCGGACAAGCTACTGTCCGACCTCGAGATCCGCGACGAGCCCGACGTGGTCGCCCGGCACCGGGCGTACCGGGACGCAGTCTGGCCCCGCGCGATGCCCCACTCCGACTACTACGCACCGAGGAGTACGTGACCAGCCCCACTGAACGCCGGCTTGCCCTCGGCGACCAGCTGCGCCTTCTCCGCGACACCGCCGGGATCAGCGGGAAACACCTCGCGGAACAACTCGGCTGGCCGGCATCGAAGATCTCCCGGATCGAGCGCGCCCGCCAAGCGGTCACCGACACCGACCTCGTCGCGATGTCCGCCGCGCTCGGGCTCGGCGCGGACGAGGCCGAGCAGCTGCGCAACGAGCTGCGCGCCATCCGGATCGAGGAAGCCCGCTGGAGCCAACATCTCCGCGTCGGACACCGCGCCCTGCAGGAGCAGGTGGGCCAGGAGCAGCGCGACGCCCAGCACATCGCGGTGTTCGCGCTGACCATGGTGCCCGGGCTGGTCCAGACGGCCGAGTACGCGCGGCACGTGTTCCTGTCCCTCGCCGAGGTCCACGACACGCCCCGCGACACCGAAGCCGCGGTCGGCGCCCGGATGGAACGCCAGCAGCTCCTCTACGCCGAGGGCAAGACGATCGAACTGCTGCTCACCACCTTCGCGTTCACCAACCCGATCGCGCCGGCATCGGTGATGCGCGCCCAGATCGACCGCCTGATCGCCCTGCAAGGCCTGCCGACGCTCCGGCTCGGCATCATCCCGCCCGGCGTCGCGCTGCCGGCCGCGGTAGCGCACACCTTCCGGATCGCGGACGACACCGTCTCCGTCGAACTCGTCAACACCGAGGTCAGCACACGGGATCCTGGAGACCTCGCGCTCTACACGAACTACCTGGCCAAGCTGTGGGACCTCGCGGCCGAAGGCGACGAAGCTCGGGCCTTGCTGATGCGACTGGCGCGCGACCTCACCTGACCGGGCCCAGGCAACACGAAGCCCCGGAGATCCGAGAACGCCTGGCATTCGTCGCGTCCGGTTCAGGACGCGGCGGGGTTTGCGTCCGGGGCAGCAGGCGGCTGTGTGGTGATGATCCCGACCGCGGTGGCCGTCACCTTCGCCCCAAACATCTCTAGCAGGCTCCGTATCCGCTCGACGCGCGCCGATTCCACGGCACCTTCTAGGACGGCAGGTGTGTGGGTCACGAGCCGGTGCAGTTCATCCTTGCTCAAGTCGGGCATGAGCTGCGCCAACAGCGCAGCCGTCGTCTTCGGCTCCGGACCGGCGTCCGCCAGGGTCACCGTGAACGCCTGGACCTTCTCGCCGACCGGAGCCGGACCCTTCGACAAGGTGTTGACCATCGACGCGAACGATCGTGCGAGGCTGCCCGCAGTCGGGTCTTTCTTCATCGGCACCATGCGCACGATCGAGACTCCGATGCCTTCGATGGTCAGGTAGACCTCGCGGTTGTCCACCTTCTTGGGCGCGGCCAGGGCGAACGGACCCATCGTCGCCAGCCTGGTCGCGGTGAGACGCTGGTTGATCGTGCCGGAGTCCTCGACGCGGGCCACGAGCCCGCTTACAGGCTTCTTGAGGCCCGTGCGCGGATCGCCCTGAATCACGTGCGTCTTGGTCAGGTGCAAGTCCGCGAAACTGGCCATCACGCCGGCATCTTTCTTCGCTTGCTTGTTGATGTTGTTGATGTACGTCGCGATCGCGAAGACCACGACGAAGATGATGATGGCGACACCTACGTTCAT